CTTTTTTGTTGGATAGGCACAAGACCTATCCTTACTCGTGGTAGGCATAAAACCTACCCTTACCAGATCGGAGGTTGTGGTGGAAGTTGTTGAGTTGATTTTTCAGGCAGTGGTGGCGTTGGGGGGTACGTTGGGGATCGCGATTGGGATGGTGTTCTTTTTGGCTTTGTTCATCCAGACCCCGACAGAGTTTTTGTTTGACCGGCTAGAAGGGATCCTGGTGGGGATTTTTCCCGGTTTGGCGGTGATTTTAGAACAATCACGCATCAGAAAAGGGATTATCTCGCTGGTGACAGTAGGGCTGGGGATTTTTGCAGCCTTTTTATATCAGTTGGATGTGATCTTTTTGGTGTCAGAAATATTTGCGATTATTGCTGCGGTAAATGGTCCGACGATTATCCGGGTGACATGGTTTGGTTTGATTTTGACCGGGGTCACGATTGGAATGGGATCTTCTTATTTGCATGATATTTTGCTCAAACCATTGCTGAATCGATTCAAGCCATCGGCTGGCGATGGTGTTTCTCATGCAGGATGATATTACGATGACCGACAATGAGATGCGCGGTTTACAGACACAGATCAACAGTCTGGGGGTACGCATGGAAAAAGGGTTCGATGAAATAAAGTTGGCTATTAACAACTTTGAAAAACGCGTGCACAGCATTGAGCTGAGTGAAGCAAGCTGTAACCCGATCGTTCATTCAAAAATTGACGCAGCTTGGCGAAAAATTGAAGAACATGGGATCAAGTTAGAAAAACTGGAAACAGCAGTTGAAACCATGACGCATACAAACAATATCTTGAAATGGATTTTAGGAATCTTGACACCAGTAATGGTGGCACTATTCATTAAATTGGTGGTAGGTGGATGATGTTAAAAGGTAAAGGTGTTTATATTTGGATGATCCGGCATACGCTGGATGGTGATGTTGAAAAGATTGCCGATACCTTGGAAGCTGCCGGGATGACTCATGCCTGGATTAAAGTGGCCGACGGATCCGGACGGTATAACATCGATCCACAGGGTGTTGACCGAGTGCCAGGTCTGGTGGCTGCGCTGCGAATGCGCGGGATCAGTGTGTGGGGTTGGCAGTATGTTTATGGCCGTTACCCTGATTTGGAAGCCAAGATGGCGATTCAGCGGATCAAAGAGTTTGATCTGGATGGTTTTATTGTTAATGCAGAGTTTGAATATAAGTCTGCTGGTGCATCTGCCGCGACCTGGTACATGAAGACATTACGGACCGATTTTCCTTATCTTCCGATTGGGTTATCCAGTTACCGGTTCCCATCGTACCACCGTGATTTTCCATTTGATGCGTTCCTTGAATATTGCGATTTTAATGCACCCCAGGTGTATTGGATGGGGGCAACCAATCCTGGTGAGCAGCTGGTTCGGTGTTTGGAAGAGTTTCGGACGCTGGTTAAAGTGCAAAAGCCGATTTTCCCGACCGGCGCAGCGTTTAAAAATTCCATCCGGGTTGGTGACCGATATGTTTCCTGGAAGCCATCACCGGCTGAGGTGGTTGAATTTATGGAGACCGCTGTGGCATTGGGTTTTTCCGGATTTAATTTTTGGGAGCTGCGGAATTGTTTGATGAATTTGCCTGAAGTATGGCAGGTAATTCGGGATTTCCAGATTGGTGAGGTGGAAGAGCCGGAAGAACCTGAAGAACCAGGTGAAGGGACAGCCACAGGGGGCTGCCCGAACTATGAGGTAGTGACAGAAACGTTAAATGTCCGATCTGGTCCAGGAACTCATCATTCGATTATCGGTAAGCTGCATAAGGGTGACCGGATTGTGATGCAGGATTTGCATGGACATGATGCCTGGATAGAGTTTGCCGGTGGTTTTGTGGCTGGGTCTTACAAAGATGACCGGTATGTAGTGCGGGTATTGGAGGATGGGTAGGCATAAAACCTACCCCCACAAATTATGGATGACTTGAAGAACCTGAACCCTGAATATTTTGAACAATTAAGCCTTGGTTTAAATATTGATGATACCGAGGATGATCCGATTGGCAGCGGAAATTTCACGCAGGAGGAAAAAGGCAGGCGTTCAATGGCTGCCAAAGATGCTTTTACCCGTATTGTGCAAGGGGCAGGTCTTGGTCAGTTTAAAGAGGGAGATATTCCCGGCTGGTTTGATACCTATCTTCAGCTGATTAATTCTTCCTGGCCTTGGCGGGTAGCAGTGTATGTGGCCTGGGCGAGCAGTCCAAAAATCAACCGGTGGCCTAAAACACAGAATGAGCTGGCGGTGGAAGTGTTGGGACTGACTAGTGACCGGGTGATCGCAACCTGGAGGAAAAAAAGCCCGGATATTGACGCGATGATTTCCCTTTTGCAAAGCGCACCGATGATGGAACACCGGGCGGATGTGATCAAGGCTTTGGTGGAGAGTGCCAGTTCTTCGGATCACCGGAGCAACCCGGACCGGAAATTATATTTTGAAATGACGGGTGATTTTGTACCGCGGCAGCGGGTTGATTTGAGTGCGAGTGATGATTCGGACTTAAGCGCTCTGACAAAAGAGGAATTAAAACAAATGGCCGCACGGGCAAAAAAGGCGCGAGAAGATGGCGAAGACTAATATCACCCCTGAACAGGCTGCGGATGAGCTGGCTTTTCGCTTTTTAGCGACGGAAGAGCTGGTTGAATTTGGTCAATATATTTATCCGTGGTGGGATCCAGCACCGGTGCATGAGCTGATTTGTAAGGAGCTGGAGGATGTTTACCGGTATATTGAAACACAGGGTGAAGAGGGCACGCAGGCACTGATCGTTGAGGTACCTCCGCAGCACGGTAAAAGCACGATTGTATCCAGGATGTTCCCGGCCTGGGTGATTGGTAAACAGCCGAATACCAGGGTGATGCTGGCAACGTATGCAGCGGATTTTTCCACCGACCATTCTACTGAAGTGCGATCGATCATCACCAATACTGAATACCAGGCCTTATTTGGGAAAAAATCCGGAGCGATTTCACCTGTGGAACTATCATCAGATAGTTTTGCAAAGGGGAACTGGTCATTGGCTGCACCACATCGAGGCGGTATGTTGGCGGTTGGTGTTGGTGGACAATCGACTGGTAAACCGGCTACCCTGGTGATTATCGATGATCCGTTTAAAAACCGTCAGGAAGCAGATTCACCCACGGAACGGAAAAATGTACTTAAGTGGATGAGCTCTTCTATCCTCTCACGGTTGCAGAGGGGTACAGCGATCGTATTGATCCATACCCGATGGCACCGGGAAGATTTGATTGGAGAGATGATCAAGGCTGAAGCAACCAGCCCGCAAGCAATCAAGTGGAAGGTAATTTCTTTACCTGCGGTTCCGCTCGAATTGGAAGAGTATGCCGTGACGCTCGATGAGCAGAAAAAAGCCATGTTGGCCGGATTATACCGGCCGCTGAGTGATCCGTTGGGTAGGATCCCTGGGAGTTGGGAACCATTGTGGGAAGATAAGTTCCCGGTGGCGATGCTGAAACAGATCAAGGCCACATTTGAAGCAGCGGGCACGCTGGGCGATTGGTATTCCTTGTACCAACAGCAGCCGCGACCATCGGAAGGGGTGTTCTTTGGTGACAAGATGTTTCAGGTGATGCCAAAAGCTCCGGAGGGTTTGACCTGGTTTGGGTATTTGGATCTGGCGCTGGGTGAATCTGATCGAAGCGACTGGAATACCTGCGCACGGATTGCTTTTGATGAACATGAAAATTTGTGGATCCGGGATATAGTGCGCATCCATGATCTTGATTCGTTTTTGGAAGTGATGGTGGAGATTATGGTTTCTCAATCTGAGGCGAAAACTGTCTGGGGTGTGGAAACTGTGGCGTTCCAAAAACGAATATTTAACGAATTCATGAAAAATAAAAAACTGCGTGGATGCACGATATACGCTCAGAACGTTGATAAAAGCAAAACTGACCGGGCACGACCGATCAGGGCCAAAGGTTTGGCACAAAAGATATTTTTGGTTCAAGGTCCCTGGGTGCAGTCTTTTATTTTGGAGATGCTGGATTTCAACAACGGCGGTGCCCACGATGACCAGGTGGATACGGTATCCGGAGGGTATGAGATGGCAGTGAATGAAAAAATCTTGGAAGGGCCTTTGGTGGTGTAGGTATGGCATTTTTAGCAGATACACGAAATAAAATTCGATCCGCTGTGCAGCAATGGGCACGATCTTTTGTGCTTGGTGATGCTGTTGTGGATTATTCAATGTCTTCAATGGGCGTCAGTCCGGAAACATTTTCCCCTGAGATGTACGGGGATTATCTGGCAACATCCAACAGTGTTTATACCTGTGCGACCGGGCGATCGGATTTGTTGATCACGCTGAAACCGAAGTTGTACCGGATTGCATCGGATGGGGACCGGACTGAGGTGATGAAAGGCGATTTGTCCAAATTGCTGAAAAAGGTTAATCCATATTGGACCTTTCAGCGGTTGGTACAAATGACGGAGCTATCCCTGTGTTTGTGGGGATCGTGTTTCTGGTTCCTGGAGCGAGGCGAAAGCGGCAAGCAAAAACCGAGGGAAATCTGGTGGGGAAAACCCAGCCGGGTGACGGTTTACCCTGATCCGGAAAATTATATTAAGAAGTTTTCTTATGACTACAATGGCGAAGAAATCTTTTATGATCCGAATGAAGTGATCTGGTTTCACTTTCCGAACCCGATTGATGAGTTTGCCGGGTTATCTCCTTTGGCTGCGGCCAGGTTATCAGCTGATTATGCAAGTGATGCGATCAAGAGCAACCGGAATCTATTCACAAATGGGAATTTGCTGGGCGGGTATGTGGTGCCTAAGATCAATAAAACCCTTAGTCTGGAAGAGGCACGAGAAATTGAAAACCAGCTGGATCGACGATCACGGGGTGTGGATAAAGCGCACCGGTGGAGTGTTTTTCGATTTGAGGCAGATATGCATTCCTTGGGGATTTCACCGAAGGACGCGGAGTTCCTGGGCGGTTTGAAGTGGTCGCTAGAAGAGGTTTGCCGGGCGTATAAATGGCCGTTGGATCTGGTGGGCGGCCAGCGGACCTATGAAAATTTCAATGCGGCGATGAAAGCGGCTTATACCCATGCGGTTATTCCGGAAGGGCGGTTTATTGCAAGTGAATTAACGGAACAATTGCTGCCGATGTTCCCCGGTGAAGCGGATGAGATGGAGTTTGATCATTCCGGGATCGAGGTTTTACAGGAACAAGAGACCGAGGAGTGGAACCGAGCCAGCGGCCAAATTGAAAAAGGTGCGATCTTGATCAATGAGTGGCGGAAATCTAAGGGGTTGGAGCCTCTGCCGTGGGGTAACACCTGGTGGGCAACGTTTGGACAGGTATCGGTTGAAGATCTGTTGAATGGTGCTTTGCCTCCTGCGGACGGCACATTGCCTTCTCCGAACGGCACATTGCCTCCTGCGGACGGCACCGTGCCTACTGAACAGACAACGGAAGAACGGATTATTGTAAAAAGAGCAGCCCGGAAAGAAGTGTTAACTGATGGGCAGACTGCCCGAACGGTGGAATTTGGGTCGGATGAGCATAAACGGATTTGGGCTGATCATATACGGAAAATCGAGCCGCTTGAAAAGCGGTTTGCTGATTTTGCTGTGGCTTTGTTTGAGCAGCAGGAACAGAGTTTGTTGGATAAGCTGAGCCAGCGGGCGGTTATGGGGGTAGGGGTAACC